TTCCTGTGTCTCGCCCAATTGCAATATCGTCTGCTTGGACGTTTCGCGCCGTCCATAAGGCCGTATTCACTGCCGTATTAGAGCGTGTATCCGCCTGCGCCTGCACAAGTGCCGGAAACGCTTCGTTCTGATTGACGCCGAACCCCCAAGTGATGGAGTCGCCAATGAACATGAGGGTTCGGCGCTTGTTTGCCGAATACAGCAACTGACCAGACGACGTGTTACGAGGCCCGGCCAAAACATTGTAGATCGTCATCAGCCCACTCCAGAGCCGGAGACCACGTAGACGTTTGAAGCCACACATACGAGGGTCGCCAATCCATACTGAGCCAGAGTTCTTGTGCCGGACAATCCAGTGCCCCCAAGGCGCAGAGTTACCGATGCGCCCTGCGTAATGCTAATAGGTGACGCTGAATTGTTAAAAATAGTGACGGTGCCGCCGACCGCGAAAGCGGTGCCAGTCTCCACTGCAATAGATGCCGACGCTGCCCGGATAAGAAGGTCACCCGCATCCGTGCTGAGCAATGTGGTCGTGCTGGTGCCAAGTGGCAGGGTGGTTTGAATAGGGCCTGTAGATCCCGTTGGCCCGGTGATCCCTGTCGGGCCTGTAACGCCCGTTGGCCCTGTAACTCCAGTCGGGCCAGTCGGGCCGGTTACCGTAGAGTTTGCACCAGTAGCGCCAGTGGGCCCGGTCGGGCCAGTAACTCCAGTCGGGCCTGTTGGGCCGGTTACCGTAGAGTTCGCGCCAGTAGCGCCAGTAGGCCCGGTGGGCCCGGTTACCGTGGAGGAAGCGCCAGTGGATCCGGTCGGCCCAGTGGGTCCGGTGACGGTAGATGGGGCTCCCGTGGAGCCGGTTGGACCTGTCGGCCCAGTCGCCCCCGTAGGGCCGGTAGCCCCTGTCGGGCCGGTGGGACCGGGGGCCGTAGAAGCCGCGCCAGTCGCCCCCGTGGGGCCTGTCGGGCCAGTAATGCCCGTGGGCCCTGTCGCTCCGGTAGCCCCCGTAATTCCGGTAGGTCCGGTCGCCCCGGTTGGCCCAGCAATCGCAATAGATCCGTTATCGATCCAAGAGTTGCTGGTCGAACTCCAAACCCAAAGATCGCCATTCGTTGATTGGATGTAGGCGTCGCCATTCGCGTTGCCCGTCGGCCCCGTTGGCAACTGAGAAGGACTTGTAACAGTGCCCTTGTACGTGACGCCTGCGCCGGCAGGCCCGGTAATTCCCTGAATACCCTGCGGCCCAGTCGGACCAGTGGGTCCGGTGGCACCGGTCATGAGCGGAGACGGCACCCATGCTGTTCCGTCCCAAGTCCAAGTGCGACCGCCGCCGTTAAAAACTTGGCCAATCGTGGGGTTCTGCGGGAAGTTTATCATGTCTCATCCTATCAAGGAGAGGTCGGCCACACAATGTTGAACGAATCTGACTGCGTCTGCGGCAAATCGCGAAGCGCCTGACGATACACCGCCCACGCGAGATTATCGACGCTGGCGTCGGCAAGCTGGGTCCAGTCGCAGTCAGCAAGACGCTTGTTGCGATCAGCCCGAACCGCCGACCACTGCTCAGCGTCCTTGGCAGCGATGTAGGCGGCCTCGTCCTCCGGGTTGTCGAAGGTGGGGCCAAGCACGTACCGCCGATACCACTTGCCGTCGCTGAGTTGTTCCACCCCGTCGCGCATGGCGTACTGGTAGGGAGTCGTCGGCGTCGGCTGCTGGCCCTCGAAGATGGGATCGACGCCAAGCTCTTCCATAAGCTCCGGCGTCAGGGTCGCGTAGGAAGGGCCGTCGTTCGCCAGAAGCCAACGGCGGTACTCTTCCTCGAACATCACCGCGCCGGTCGCGCGCACTCTGAGTTCCATGTTTGCGTTCCTTACGCGATGGCGAGAAAGGTATACACGCCGCCGTTCACGTTCACGAGATTACTACCAGCGTTGCTCACTTCAAAGCCCGTGGCGAGAGTGTCCACCCAGTCGGTCGAGGTCACTTCGGCGGCGGTAGAGTTGAGAACGAGATAGGGGTCGTTCCCGGCTATGATGCCGCGCGCGCTGTCCCATACGTACCAGTCGCCAGTAGCGTCTGTGCGTTTGATAAGTACAAAGCGTGCGCCTGATGTAAAGCCACAGTTGACCTGCACGGTCGATCCGGTGCCGGTGTACGATCCAACCTTAGAGACGCCGGGGCAGGAGGCAAAGAGGTAGGCGACATAGGTTGACCCGCTGCCGTTGTTGAGAGTGTTCGTGCCGACAGAGAAAACGGATGCTGTCGGAGATGTGTTATTCCAATATGTAGTATTGGTTTGCTCTCCTGATCCGGAGTTTAATAAAATGTATTTTGATGGACCTGAGGCGGATGTCTGACATATCCAAAACTCACTAGAGTTTCTTCTCTTTACGATGATGAACTCAGGAACAACGCCGAGATTGTGATTTACAGTGCCCGCAACACCCGTTCCCGTATAGCACACCACATCAAAGAACCCCGGCGCGCGGCGGAAAGCCTCCGCGATATGATTATTCGCCGTTGTGTTGACGTTGAGCTTCGCGGTTGTGTCCGTCCCAACGTACACGCCATTCATGGCGCTGAAGGCAGTACCGTACTCACTCCCGCCTACAAGCTGCTGGTCAAACGCCGTGGCGCTCGTCACCTCTGCCGCAGACGCCCCGGTCAATAAATAAGGCTGCCCACGAAGCCTGTCGCCCACAACCATACCGCCCAAAACCGTATCGTTGCGCTGACGCATCCACACCATGTCTGGCGCGATGGAGGTGTTCAAAAGGCGATTGTTCACGTTCGTACCGGTGTATACGGTCGAGGTGAACACGGACGACCCGCTGGTCGGCGTGCGCATCGGACCACGGCGAATGGCGATGTAGATGGATGTCTGTCCAGTTCCGGCAGAGGCAATAAAACCCGTGGGGGTGAGAACGGCAAGCCCAGTATTTATCTCCGCAGATGAACTGTTGGGGTAAAGGGCCACTCTCCCCGTGCCGGATAGGGGGAGACCCTGCATAATGTCAACAATATACCAGTTATCTGAGCTAGTGCGGCTCTTGAGGAGTATCCACTGCGGCTCCCAACCCAAGTTTACTGTTTGATCGTTACCCGTGTACGACCCACAACTAATCACATTGTCAGTGCCGCTCGCGCCAAAGCCGCCAGCGTTGTGGGCGAATAGGTAGGCGACGTAAGTTTGGCCGCTTTGGTTGACGGTTATATTAGTACCTAAAGTGAAAACTGTATTTGTCGGAGGGGTATTGTTCCAGTACGTGCTATTGGTAGTTGCTGCATCTGTTGCGTTCAGAAGCAGCTGAACAGTGGCCCCACTAAGGCCATCAGAAGCGGCGGCCCTGTGATAAACGCCCCATGCACCAACGCCATTCGTTCTTTTAATGATAATGCACCCCGGCACAGAGCCGAGATTATGCGCCACAGTGCGCCCAGCAACTCCGTCCCCCGTATACGTCACAACATCAAAGAACTTTGGCTGCTCCGCAAACGTCCACGCGGTGTAGATCGCCGCGCTGGTGTTAAGCTTCGCAAGCGTGCCAATGGAGAACCCGCTTCCGAGGAATGCCGTTACACCCTGCGCCTGCGTTGTCTGAGCGGCTGTCGAATTAGAGACAAGATCAAACGTCGCCCCGCGCACGGTGTCGTACAGAGCATGGTCCGTCGCGCCAGAGCGCCCCTTGATCCACACGAGGCCGCCGAGGCCGGTGCCTTGGGGGAGGGGGACGAGAGAGGGTGAAAAATAAAGTTGCTCTGAGACGTAGGTAGACGCTGCCTCCGTGAGAGAGGACGTTGATATGCTTTCGGCGGGAGCGTCGGCAGCTCCGGCTGTTCCGACAGTTAGTGTCGTAGGTAAATAGGATACCGGTACGCCGGCGATGGCATAGGCAGAGGCGCCAGATCCGTCAGCCGGGAAAGATGTAACGCAAGCGACAGACTTACTCGGCGGAGCGGTGGTACGAAATGCTCCTGAGCAAAAAAAGTTACCCGAAGGGGACGCATGGATTCCTTGGAGTCCGCCTTCGTCGTAGTTAGGCCCTCCAAAGGATCTATTCCACACAAGGTCCCCCTCGGAAGAGGTCAACTTTGTTATAGCCCAGTTACCCGAGGAACCCGACACAGTAGCTGTTGTCAGCACATAAACGTTGCCTGACGAGTCAACGGAGATGTCTCGTGCCGAGTCAACACTGCTTATTTGCTTATTCCAAGGAATGCCGCCTGAGCTGTTTTCGTACCGTACGACTATGGGGATGGTAGACCGGTTAGCCACAACATAGGCATTGCCGGAAGAGTCAACAGAGATGCCGCGGCCTTGAACACTTGTCGTTCCGGGAGACGAAAGTTGCCTTCCCCAAATCTGTGTCCCAGAAGAACTAATTCTGTATGTATTCGCCCTTTCCCAATTATTGTCCCCGTCCGTAGTCGTCAGCTGTGACGTAAAATAGATGTCGCCGGATGAGTCGATGGCAACGCTAGCCGCAAAACCATCAAGACCATTTGGATTAGACACGCGCCTCTGCCACTGCAGAGTTCCAGACGAATCGTACTTAAAAAGTATGATCGGGCCAAAGGTGGAATTGTTTGTGCCCCCGCACGCGACAACAGAGTCGTCCGGTCCTACAGCCACACTGCGAAAGTAAGCGTTCGCACTAGACGTGGTTGTTGCTCTCTGCCAGATAATTGACCCGGAAGAGCTGTATTTCACGATGAGGGCAGCCGCCGCAACATTATCGCGTCCAACGGCATAGACGTTGCCGGCTGAGTCGCAACTAACTCCG